ATTTAAAATAGACTTGAAATTTGTTGCACTGCAACATATATAGTTTCCATTAACCAATGGAGAATACTATGTTAGATTATAAATCTTTCAGAGAATACTGGACTAAGTTTTATGCAGATGCTTTTGAAGATGCAAAATCATTCTGGAAGAACTACGCAGATACAGTAGAAAAATTATATAAAAAATAAATAAATAATAGTTATAAAACAATAAGTTATAAAAAATAATTTTATTTACTTATTATTCAATTAACTTTATCTCGCACATGCCAAACCAACTAATAGGAGTTAGCATGGCAAAAAAAAAGAAATCAGCTGAAGATATTATCTATGAGATTAAAGATCTCCTTGATGATCTTGAGCTAAAGATAAATCCAGAAGATTCTTATGATGATGAATCAGAAGATGAGGATCTTGATATAGACGAAGAAGAAGACGAAGAAGAATAGTCTATATAATAGGGGTGGGTTAATATCCACCCTTATTTCCAACACAATCTATAATTGACTTATTATACACAACCACTATACCTTGTGTATGAAGAGAAAGAAGACAGCTACATCTGGTACATCTATTCGTTTATCTGCACATGAAAAGATTTGTGCTGAACGAATGCAAACACTTATTAAAACAATAGATGAGTTACGCAGTGATGTTAAACAATTACATTCAGACATGAGTAAAGGCAAAGGCGTTATAGCTTTTCTAATTATTGTGGGTGGATTAGTTGGTTCTGTTCTTGCTATTCTAAAGTTCGTTAAATAAACAACACAGGGTTTTACATTGTTAAAGGCAGACAAAGGATTAGTATCTGAAGCATTAGCTCAAGCACACTTTGCTAAAGATCCAAACTTAATTGTATTCACAGCACTAGGTGGTGTTGGTCCAATAGATATTATAACTTATAACACTAAGACAAAAGAGTATCACAACTATGACGTTAAGACTGTGTCATACAGAAAGTCAGCTACTAAATACGCACACAAAAAGAATGATCGTATAAATAGATCTCCATCTAAAAAACAAAAGTCTTTAAATGTAAAGATTGTTTATGTATATGAAGATGGTAAGATATTAATCAAATGAATTACGAAGACGTTAAAACACGCATAAAGAAACATGAAGGTTTCATAGCTAAGGTTTACCTTGACTCATTAGGTAAAGCTACCATTGGCTATGGTCATCTACTTACTGAAGATGATGATTTTGAAGAAGGTATTATCTACGACAAAGATATATTAGAAGAATTATTTGATAAAGATTTTAATAAAGCTAAGCAAGGTATGGAAGAATTAGTAGGTACATCACCATTACCTATGCTTGTTAAAGGAGTTATTATTGAGATGGTATTTCAACTAGGAAAGACTGGTGTTTCTAAGTTCAAGAATATGTTTGCAGCCTTAAACGAATTTGATTATACACGAGCTGCTGCAGAGATGATGAACTCAGCATGGTATAGACAAACACCAAGCAGATGCGAAGAGTTGTCTAACTTAGTTAGAAAGTGTCAGGTTTAAATGTTACAAATGTTAGGAGCAGTTGCACCTCTTGCTAAGATCCTATTTTCTACAATAGAAAAATCAGTACCTGATAAAGACTTACAAGCTAAATTAAAATCAGATTTACAAACACAATTACTACAATCTAATACACAAGAACTACAAGCAGCAGCTAAGATTATTGAAGCTGAAGCTAAAGCTGGTTGGTTTGCATCTAGCTGGCGACCACTACTTATGTATGTGCTTATATTTATTCTAGTATGGAATTATATATTTGGTCCAATAGTTAAGTTCTTTTTTGGTGCAGCTATTACTATTGATCTTCCTGGCGATGTCTGGACACTATTACAAATAGGATTAGGTGGCTATGTCGTTGGCAGATCAGCAGAGTCTGTTGCTAGAACTATGGCTAATAAACCAAAAGAATAAACATGAGTGATCTAAAGTTAAGTGATCAAACACAAGTATCACTACCAATTAAAAATATTGTAGCTATTGTATCTGCTATCGTTGTAGCTGTTTGGACTTATTTTAGAATCGTTGAAAGACTTAATAGACTTGAAACCAATGAGAAGTTAATGTCGCAAGATCTTTTAAAGAAAGCTGAGCAAACTCCTAAGAACCAAGAGATGTATATGTTGATTGAGTATCAAGCTAAATCAATAGACAAGCATTCTAAACAACTAGAAGAAAACGTACACACTAAAGTTATCATTAGCCAATTAGAAAAGAAGATAGATAAATTAGAAAAAGAATTAGATTCATTAAGAGGTAAGTAATGGGTGAGATTGTATTTGCTTTACTTATGTTTCTTAATGGTAAGTTAGAAAACTATTCACCTAAAATTAATCTTGCTGATTGCTTAGAACAGAAACGTAAAGTAGAACGTGATGGTGGCACAGATACTGTAAGAATGGAATGCAAAGAAGTTGAAGCAATTGTTGAAACTGATAAGCATGGTGTTAAAAGAATAAGAGAAATTAAAGGAATTAAATAATGTCAGATCAAATTACTACAATGTTTGCACAAGCGTATTCTAAGAAGAAACCTACTTTGCTTGCACAGCAAGGATCTAATGTTAAAGTAAAAATTAAAAATGGCAAAAAGAAACTTAGAAAATAAACACATTCGTAAACCACCTAAGAAAAGAAAAGGTAGGCACACAAAGAAAATAAACAAGCATAAGACATATAAAGAATATGCTGGTCAGGGGAGAGTATAGTTTATGTTAAATGTCAAATGTATTTTTTGGTTAAGAAAAGGATTTTGTGCTTTACTAAAACAGTGTAAATGCTTTAAGATAAATGAGGATGACTAAGGGACCAATCCAAGACGAGTTTCTTTTGCTGCAAGGTTTGGTGGGATGAAAGGATCATTGCTTTCTAAATCAGGTGAGCCAACTCGGTTGAAGCTAGCACTTAGAGCCTGGGGATTTTCAAATAAGGAAGAAGCAAGAGCTTTCGCTGCAAGACATAAGAAGAGTTAGTCTTGGCTAAGAAAAAATTAATTTTAAAATCCTGTGGCTTCTGCCATATCTGTGGCAAAGAACACATGAGCAATGAAGGAGGATGGGTAATCAATGCTGAACGATTAAACTTCTGTCATTCATTAGAGCATAGTTGCTACGAGATTTACTTTAATAATGTAAGAGCCGCACAGAAACAAAGTCTTGTCAATAACAATGAAAATGATAAACGTATGAATATGTACATTGAGTATTTAAAGAAACAAAAGTGTAAACATAAATACCAAACAGAAATATAAATAAGTAGAAATGTAATGCCACTTAATGTTAAAGGTAAAAAGATTTTAGCAGCAATGCAAAAGGAATATGGTAAAGAAAAAGGTAAAGCTGTATTCTATGCGTCAGAGAATAAAGGAACTATTAAAGGTGTTAAGAAGAAAGGTAAGTCGCTACTATCATAATGGAATCTAAATATCACACAACCAAAGAAGGAAAGAAAGCTCGTAAGGGTTTATACTATAATATTAATCAGCGTAAGAAAGCTGGTACATCAAGATCTAAATCTGAATCTACAATTTCAAAGAAGGCTTATAAAAGTTTATTGTCAGGATTTAAGGATTAAACTTCGTTAGGATTAGTTCTTAACATTATCCATCACATACTTATATCTATTCCAAATAATATTATCTGGTTTCCAGAAATGCTGCTTGTTAATTTTCATCTTAACATGGTGCATCATTGTGGTGTGATCTCTGTTACCAAGTAATACACCTATCTTTGTGAATGGCATATCATACTTATCTCTTAATACATTTATTAATATGGATCGTGCAATCACAGCAGACTGAACTCTAGTTTGTGCAATGATCTCATTTACATCTATGTTTAATTGATTGGCAACGATTGCTAATATTTCTTTTACATTCTCAGGGACCACTACATCATTAATGGTTACATACTTAACCACTTCTTTAACAACTGTTTTCCTATGCCTAAAACTATTTCTAAAATATTCTCTTGCTAATTTATATCCAGTTCTAAATCCTGCACGATAAATTTTCTTTTCTCTTGGATCTAAGTTTGCAAAACTATTAAATGAATATCTTAATTTAATTTCACGTTTAAATTCTTTTGGTGTCATAGCTATCCCTTTCAGTTGTAAACAACTTCACGTTGTCTTTCGTTGTTATATCAATAATGACTTATGCCATTATCTTTTCTTTTGTCTGCTCAATTTTAAATATCAATCTTTTAGAATCATTTAGATTCTTTTGATACTTATGAAAGAACTCAAGAGCTTTACGATGTCGCATCTCTTGTAGATCTCTCATCTTTTGCAGACGAATCTTTAGTTTGTCCAACTAAATCATCCTTCTGTTTAATAGTTGTAAAAACTGTTTTGATATTGGAAATCTTAACATCAATCACTACACCTTTGGCAGCTGGATCTGATGCAATTTCAGCACTATCAAATTCTTCTGTATAAACAAAAGAACACTCACAGTTCTTATTACGTATAAACTTTACCACTATTTATCCTTTTTGGCAATATAGTTCTTTTGTCTTAGCTGCTTAGTCATCTTGCAATAGATTGCTAGATCATCATAGCTATCAGCTTTGTATCTTTTAGTGCATCTATATAGTTTTAATGCCATCATTAGATGACCCACATCTTCAGGTGTTAATGCTTGTTTTACTTTATCAAATAATACTATTGAAAATAACTCAGCAAGTAATGCAAAGTTTTCCTCATAATCACCATACTCTTTGTGGCGATCTTCTATAATTTTTTTCTGTATCTTTTCTTCAATGTCAATGAAGTCTGATTTGTTTATCATATATAATATCCTTTTGTTGTTTTACTCTACCCCTAGGGACAACGAAAGGGTAGGCATGACTGCCTGATGAAACCCTAGGGATAGAATGAATAATAGTATTACCTATTATTAGTATTGTCTATTACCAAAAGATTTATTGTTGGCAAATGATTTCTTTTGAAATCCACCAGCTTTAAATCCAGGTTGTTTATTTGCTCCTGTTGTTGCTTGTGCTTCTTTCTTAGTTAAGATCACAGTGTATCCACCTGTTGGATTACCTTCTATGTCTGTTCCATCAAACGCACAATAGTCATACCACTCACCATTAATATTCACATTCATCTTCCAGTTTTTTCCCTCTGGAGCTTTTGGTGAATTAGGTGCAACCATCACTGGTTGATTGTCGCCTGCTTTTTTATTTAAGTTA